TCTTTGAACCTCCACAAAGGTATATTAATCCCGATAATACTGTAGGAAGGCAATTTGTTGGTCTTTTGTATCAAAGAAATGATGCAGATGGTGCGTTGGGTACAATTCCTAATTATCAATTTGATGATGTTAGTAGAAATATTGTTAATGTAAAAGAAAATACCGATAATTTTCTTATTGGAGATTTTGCAATTATTGATAGAGGAAACGGAGAAAGAAGTTCTGCAGTTATTGTAGATAAACCTTCCAGTATAATTAGAAAAATTACTCAATCCCAATATAACTCATCAGTACCTTCTGCATCAACTTTTACTATAGTAACTACAGATATTGTAGGTCTCGCAGTGGGAGATAGAGTTTTATTCAATGCTTCGTTTGGATTAACAAGAACTGAAAATGATGAACTTGAAATTTCTGATATTGATTCTACAACAAATACAATAACATTAAAAAATATATCGGCATCAACATTAAATATTGTGATTCCGAACGGTATTTCTGTTAGATTTACTCATTATGAATTAATTGTAGAAAATCTTGTAACTAATGTTAGCGACAGGGAAGAATTATTTACTGATGGTGATACTTTGTTAAGTGGAACAGTTTCTGCAGCAAAAACTGGAATTATTACTGGATTAAATGAACCTTACGGATTCTTATCTGGAGAAGTAGAGTTTAATGTAAATGATGCTTCTAATTTCACTCAGGGTGATTATTTGCTGATCAATAATAATGAGGTTGTCAAAGTAGATTCTATTTCATCCAATACTATCACTGCAGAAATTGTTGGTAGTAGAGCAACCGCAACTCTTAATGCTGGAAATATTAGTGGTGGTGAGTTAACTGGAACAGCAACTATTACAAATGTAGGTGAAGGATATTATCAAACTCCAAACGCTATTATTATTGGTGGTGGAGCAGGTGCAGAAGGTGGTCAAGTTGATATTGAATTTATTAATGGGCAATTAAAAGGAAACGCCACGATGATTGATGTTGGAAGTGGATATACTAATGCAACAGTTACATTAAAAGGAGGCGGTGGAACAGGAGGAATTGCAACTCCAACTATTGTTAATGGAGAAATTACTCAAATTGCTCTTTCTGGTGGAACTGGATATAGTTCTGTACCCTCAATTACAATCAAAGGTAATGGGCAGGATGCACAAGCAACTGCAAGTTTATCTAATGTCTATAGAGGAGAAATTACTAACATTACTGTTTCTGGTGGTTCTGGATATACAACAGCACCAACTATAGTTATTGATGCTCCAAATAGATCTCATCTCGGAACTTCAATGCAAGTTGTTCATGGTGATGATGCTATTGTTGAAAAAATTATACCTCAAGAACTTACAGTATCTAAATTTACAAGAGGATTTGATGGAGACAAAACTGATTTTATATTAAAGGAAAATGGCAATCCCATCTATTTGCAAGCAGACAAAGACATCTTTGTTATTGTAAATGGTATTTTGCAAAAGAGAGGTTTATCTTATCTTTTACAAGAGTTTGATCCTGACGGAACGTTTGGTACAGGTGATGAATATACTGAAATTCAATTTACAGAACCACCATCAGATGGAACGCCATTTAATTGTTTCTATGTCGGTGAAACTATTGGTATTCAAAATATTTCAGGAATATTTAATGGAGCAGACGTAGCATTTGATTTGAGAAGTTCTACTGGAGAAATTTTCAGTTTGATTTCAAATAATAGAGCGGAAGCAAATGTTTCTGCAAACTTACTTCTTTTTATTGATGGTGTTTATCAAATTCCTTCAACTAGTGAGGTAGGAAGGAGAAAAGAAGCATATCCTGATTCATTAGCATCATTTAAACTTCTTGGTAGTATTATTGAATTTTCATCTCCACCAAAACCAGGATCTGAGTTTGAAGGGTATATTTATGTTGGTTCACAGCAAGATTATGATAGTATTGATATTGATGCTCAAGTTGAGTCAGATGATACTATTGTACAGTATAATGAATTTGAACCAAGGAGAATTATTGATGTAACTAGTGCAACTAAAATGACTGTTGGAATTTCTAAAGGTCAAAAAGATACTAGAGTTCCTCAAGGAGTTGCAATAACAGCAGATGCTACTGGTTGGTGGAAAGCAGATTTAATTAAGGGAACTGGAGTTAGAGAATCCCTTAGAACAAGAAGAACTATCATTAGTTCTATTTTAACATTTGGTGCTTCTTCCCCATATCCATTAGTAGGAAAAACTTTGTTAGAAACGTCAATTTCAACCATACAAATTGATAATCTTTCAGATGATTTACCAGTTACTCCAGATGATGCTAGCAACTTGTTGACATTTGTTATTCCAGAAACAACAAATTTCCCAGAAAGATTTATTAATGCTCGTTATACAACTTTTGTGCCAAGAGCAACATCTGTTTCGGGAAATGATGAAATTTTAGGTGTCAGAGTTGGGGGAGATTTATCATTCAATCAAATTATTCAGTTGGAATCAACAGCTTCTGTTGAAACTTTTATAGATGAAATAGAAAAATCAATCCTAAATGATGATGGTGAACTTGATGATTTAAGCCCATATACTTTAAGATATGGTTCTAATTACCGTGCTCAAATTATCAATTGGGATATTACAAAACAATATCTTTATCTGAACATATACGATACTGGAAATCCAGTATCAACTGGAGATACTATAGAGTCCTTAATTACTCCGACTAAAATATACAATGTAATTTCTGATAACTTAATTAATGAATATCAAACTTTGGATATTCCAGGTGAGACAATTAAAATAATTTATAACTTCTAGTCCTATAAATAAAAAGAAACTCTTCAAACAATGGCGGCAATATTAACTGATAGATTTAGAGTAGTTTTTGCTGAAAAATTCATCGAAGCTATTGCTCTTGGTGAAAACTCAACTCTTACTGCATTATTGAAGGCATCTGATCCCAATTATGAGGCAACTTCTATATGGTTATTTTTTGCCAAACCTACAGGTTGGACAAATAATATTCCAGAAGATCCAATTGATAATCAAGAATCTTTTTATAACATTTATGATCAAATTATTGGTCTAAAAAGAGTTTCTTCTTCAGAAATTAGAGGTGTAATTAGAAATAACACTTGGGTTTCAGGAACAACATACGATATCTACAGAGACGACTATGGTGATATTTTAAGTGAAGTTGGAGCAGTTACGACATATGTTCAATCATTAAATTTTGAACAGAAATTATATGAAACAAATTATTATGTAATTACGTCTGAATATAAAGTATATAAATGTTTGTCAAATAATAATAATGCTCCTTCTACTGTAGAACCCTCTTCAGTCAATAATGCTCCATTCACCCTTTCCGATGGGTATACATGGAAGTATATGTATACTATTAATGCTAATGATTTTGAAAAATTCAAAACTGATGAGTATGTTCCAATTCCTGCGCTGTCATCCATTGATCCAAATAATGTAATCACTCCTGGTGATAATTATGGTGGAGCAATTTATAATGTGTTGATTAATAGTCCAGGAAATGGATATCAAACTGGAGAACAATTTGACATTATTGGTGATGGAGAAAATGCTCAAATTCAAGTAGAGACCGTTAATGCTGACGGTGGAATCACTTCTATTAAAATTATTAATCCAGGTTCTAACTATACATATGCTAGAGTAAATGCTACTGGTGGTACTGGAGCATCTTTCAATCCTATAATTAGCCCAAAAGAAGGTCTTGGTAAATTTATTGGAAGAGAACTTGGTGCTTATAGAATTGCATTACATGCTAGATTGGATAAAGATGATTTTGTTTTTGGTAATGATTTCAGTATTGTTGGTCTTTTATACAATCCAGTAATTGGTCAAGGTGTAGGTGATATTGCGATTGGAACAAAACAATTAAAACTTACTGCAGCATTGTCAAATTCAAATCCAGATGTTTATAATGATTTAAAAATTCAAGATTCAGTTACTGGAGCAACGGGAAGAATTGTTCATTATGAAGCAGACGCAGTAAATTCTGATTATAGAATTTATTACATTCAAGAAAATGTAGAGGGATTTGGATTAGATTCTACTGGAGTAAAGCGTGAATTTGAACCAGATAATAATATAAGCATTAATAATGGTCAAGAAACCGCAACTATTGCATCAGCAGCTTCTTCTTCAGTAAAAGATTCAGAACTAAAAAGAGGTTCTGGAGAAATCATCTACATAGATAATAGGAATACAATTTCCAGAGCAGAAGACCAGACCGAAGATTTTAAGATTATCGTAGAGTTCTAAAATGCCCCAGTCAACTAACCTGAATATTACCCCATACTTTGAGGATTTTGATCCGAATGATAATTTTCATAAGGTCTTATTTAGACCTGGTTATCCACTGCAAGCAAGAGAATTAACAACTCTTCAATCAATCCTTCAGGATCAGGTTGAGAAATTTGGAACTAGCATCTATAAAGATGGTGCTATGGTAATTCCAGGTCAAATTGGATATGATTTATACTATAATGCAGTTTTAATTGAAGATGAATATTTTGGTATTAACGCAAACGATCTAGTAGATAATATTGTTGGTCAGATTATTACTGGAAACACTTCTGGTGTTAAAGCAAGAGTAGTTAATGCTTTAACATCAGATCAATCTGAAAAGGGTTCTGTTACACTATATGTAAAATATATTACTGCTGGGTCAAATAATACTGCTGGGGTATTTCAGGATGATGAAATTTTAATTTCGGATGGTTCATTTAGTATTGGAAATACAGTAATTCAAGAGAATACTGATTTTGCAAAATGTGTTAGCAACGAGGCAACTCATATTGGTTCTGCTGCTAAAATTACCAATGGAATTTTCTTCATCAAAGGTTTCTTCGTAACAGTACAAGAGCAAGAAATTATTCTGGATCAATTTGGAACTAATCCATCCTATAAAGTTGGTATTAGAGTTCTTGAGGAAATTACTACACCCGAAGTAGATAATTCACTAAATGATCCATCTCAAGGATATCCAAATTACTCTGCACCTGGTGCTCATAGATTAACTCTTAAAGCAGTATTAACTAAAAAAGGATTAGAAGACAATTCAATTTCTGATTTCATTGAGTTGCTCAGATTGGGAGAGGGGCAAGTTCAAGAAATTGTAAATTCATCTAAAGCTCAGATTGCAAGAACTTTAGAAGATACTCTCGCAAGAAGAACTTTTGATGAATCTGGTGATTATGAAGTAAAACCATATATCTTTACAAAAGATGAATGTTTGAATAATGGAATCAATAATGGCATCTTTAGTATTATTGATGAAACTGACGATGGCAATACTCCATCTAAAGATTTATTTGAGATTAACGTAGCACCAGGAAAAGCATACGTTCGTGGTTATGAAATTGAAAATATTATTACTGAATATGTTGATATTGAAAAACCAAGATCTACTGGTGAAAAGAATAATCTTACCATTAGAACTGATGCTAAAGGTGTAGAATTACTTACAACAACAGAACTTACCAAAAATCAGTTAGACAACTCTATTAATGGGGTTGTTGCTATTCTTAATAGTAGTAATGTTGTAACTGGATATGGATTTTTCAGAGTATATGAAGAACAAGCAAGAACTATAGATGCAACAACTTATAATGTAATTAGATTAGCAAATGTTGAACTCCTTAGCGAAACTGCTACTATTCAAAATGATGTAAATAAAATTAATTTTGGCGGCACCATTGACTATGCCAATGATACAGTTAGTGGAGGAGTTAATGTAACAATTCAAAATTTATTTGGAACTCCACAACCATATCTATTTCCAATTTATGGAAGTACTGTAGTAAAATCATTAACGGATCCAAAAGTTCAAGATGTTATTACCATTAGTACTAATGAAGCAGTTGGTACTGGAAATAATATTAGTGTAACTGGAAGAACTTATTATTCAGAAACATCTTCTGATTATACTATTAGAGTAAATGGGGATGCTGATGGAGTAGTAAGAACATTACAAAATCCTCAGGTCACTCCTGGAAGTAATGAACTTACAGGAACAATTAGCGGAACTGCAATTGCACAGGGAACTTCTTTTACTATCATCGGACCAGAAAAAATTGATAACCCAAGAATTAATTTATGCTCTTTGAAAAAAATGAGAGCATTAAAATTAAAAAATCTTACTAATAGTGGAGATTCTAATTTAAAATTTAATGTTAATGATCTTGAAATTTCTTTAGGTACAACCAGAGTTCAAAAAATTCATGCAATTTATAATGTTCCATCGGAAACTGTAACTTTTGAACAAGTTTTACCTAAAGTAACTTTAACTGATGGTAATGATGTGTTTAAACTTGGGGAAGTTGTAATTGGTAGACAAAGTGGGGCAAAGGGTAGAATAGTAAAGCAAGATGGATCCAATAACGCATTATATTTTACTTATATAAGTGAAAGTAATTTTATTGCTAATGAGGAAATTTTTGGATACGAAAGTGCTTCGGTTCGTAACATCGGGACAATTGACAATCAAGGATACCCAGATATTAAATCTAGATATAGATTAGATTCTGGAGAAAGACCACAGTCATTTGAATATTCAACCTTAACAAAAATTTCTTCCGAAAGTGTTACTTCTGGAGTTCTTTATATTGTTTTTGATTATTTTAAAGATGAAGTTTCTAATGGTCAATTTTATACAGTAAATTCATATTACGATGCAGAATTTGATGATATTCCATCAATCAATATTGGAGAGCAAACTCTTTATTGTAGTGATCATATTGATTGGAGGATGAATCAATCAGATGTATACAGTAACTCAAGTACTGGTGGTGAAATTACCTCTCCATTTGCTATAAATCCTGGAGAGATTCTAGATGATACAAATTTACTATCTTATGGAAATACTAATTACATTACTTCTGCACAATATTTGTTACCATCAGGAACTACTGATGGTGATGTAGAGTATTACCTTGCCAGAATTGATGAATTATATTTAGACAAAAATGGAAATTTTGTTGCCCAAAAGGGAGTTCCTTCTTTGTATCCAGTAGCACCTTCTGACTCTCTGGCGAATGCGATGAAGGTATTGACAATCACAATGCCTCCATATTTAAGATCTCTTGATGATGTTATTATTAAAAGATCTACAAATAAGAGATATACTATGAGAGATATTGGAAATCTTGAAGAACGTATTGAAAATATTGAATATTATACTCAATTGAGTTTACTTGAAAGTGAAACTGCTAATTTGTTTATTCCTGATGGAAATGGAAATAATCGACTTAAAAATGGTTTCTTAGTTGATAATTTTACTTCCCACGCTGTTGGAGATTCTGCACATCCAAATTATAAATGCTCTATTGATTTTGCACAAGGAGAACTTAGACCACAGCATTATACTACAAATAGTAGATTAATTTTTGAAGAAACTCCGACAAATTACATCAAAGGAGATTTCTTAATGCTTGATTACACTGATAAAGTGTTTATTGAGCAACCTTATGCTGCAGTTGTAGAAAATGTAAACCCATTTGCGGTTGTATCTTGGGTTGGTTTGATGCAAGTATTCCCAGCATCAGATGACTGGGTAGATGAAGAGCGTTTACCTGAAACTCTTACTGAAGTTGAAGGTGATTATGCAGCGACTGCATTTGCTTTAGGTGTCGATAGAAATACTGGATTTGCGCCCACTGAATGGGGAGCATGGCAAACTCAATGGTCAAGAAGCAGTTCATCTTCTAGCAGTAGAATTGAAAGAAGTCCTGGCGGTGGACCTCCTATTAGAAGAGTTACCACTAGTAGGTCATCCAGAACTACATTCCAAACAAGAAGTGGTATTAGAACTAGAGTTCAACCCAGAGTAGATAGAGAGGTTCTTGGAGATAGAGTAGTTGATATTAAATATGCGAGATGGAAGAGATCTAGAAATATTTCAACCACTTCATTTAGATTAAAACCAGGAATTAGAGTATATGCATTTTTAGATGGTAGAGATATTAATTCTTATGTAACACCAAAAATTGTAGAAATTCAGATGACAAATGGTTCTGTCGCTTTCCAAGCGGGAGAAGATATTACAGTTACTGGAAACGTTAATAGAAAATTTAGAGCACAACTTAGTGCTCCAAATAATGGAATTGAGAATTTAAATAAACCATATTCTGTAAATCCGTATACAAATCAATCTATTACTGCAACGTCATATACGACAACATCATCATTTTTGAATATTAATATTTCATCTATGCAGCAACTTAATGCATCAGAAAGGGGTGGATATTTATTGGAGGGTGATAGAATTATCGGTCTTACTAGTGGCGCAACTGCAGTTATTACTAAGAAACATTTAATTGCAGATGAAAAAGGTAATATGCGTTGTAGCATTTATATTCCAGATCCAAATGATGATGCAAACCCAAGATGGAAAGTTGGAGAATCAATTATTAGATTTACCGATAGTCCAACAAATTCCTTGATACCTGGAATTGTTGATAGTTCTGCTGAAGGAGCATACACTGCTAGTGGTACTACATTCACTAAGCAGCAAGACACATTGCTTGTCAATAACGCAGAAATTACCAGAGACACTGTATTTGATAGTAGGACACTTAGATCGTCATCCTCTTCAACTAGAGCTGGAGGATGGTTTGATCCACTTGCACAATCATTTTTAATTGAAGAACCAGGTGGATGTTTTGTTACTAAAGTTGGTGTATATTTTAATACTAAAGATACTTCTCTTCCAGTAACTATGCAAATTAGAGAGATGGTAAATGGATATCCATCTCCATTAGTTCTTAACACAGTAAATCTAGACCCATCCAATGTCAATGTTTCAGATGATGCTAGTGTTGAAACTATCTTTGAATTTGAAACTCCAACGTATCTCTCTGAAAGAAGAGAATATTGTTTTGCAGTTTTAACATCTTCTGTTGAATATACAGTATGGTTATCAGAAATGGGTAAGGATGATCTTAATGGTGAAAGAATTTCCAAGCAACCATATGCAGGTGTTCTGTTTAAATCTCAAAATGCGTCCACTTGGACGACAGCAGAATATCAAGATATGAAATTTAAAATTTATCGTGCTTCTTTCAAAACAGAAGAGACACCTACATTTAAATTTGTTGTAGATAATAGTGGATTATTGCAATATACTAAACTCAGAAGAGATCCTATTGAATTGAACGTAAATAATGGTAGATTCAAGGTCCATCATAAAAATCATGGATTGCATGACAATTCTTCTTACGTTGAAATAGTCGGAGTAAGTACAGAAGAGTATACTCAATTGGATGCAGATTGGTCTGGTGCTGCTGGAACTTCTATTCAGTGTACAGGCAATCCAGGATTTTTCAATTCAACTGATAATATTAATGGTGCTGCACCAACAAATGACAATCCTGGATATATTAAAATTAAAGATTGCATCTATTCATATAATCCAACTGCGGTCAGTGTTAGTGGTAATGATTTTACAATCACAACTATTGCTTTAATTTCTGGAACAGTTCCCACTGATGGATTTAAAGTCGCAGATGAGTGGCAAATTGAGAACTATGTATATGATGGAGTTCCATTGACCATGATTAATACAGTTCATACTCAATTGGAGTGGATTACATTAGATTCATATCAAGTTAATCTATCTGGTGTTCAAAGAAATAGTTTAGAGAATTTAACTTTTGGTGGATCTAATGTTCGTGCAAGTAAAAATATTGCATATAATGACTTTTTACCTTTAGTTACTTACAGAGAACTTCCAGGAACTAATATTACTGCACAAGTAAGAGGAACTAGTGGAACTTCTATTGGAACATCTGCATATTCTGCTCAAAACTCAACGACAACTCCTGACCAAAGATCATATATCAAAGATTCTAATTTTATTCCAGTTGTTCTTAATGAGAATAACGGATACTTAACTCCTAAAGTTTTGGCATCTCCAGTAAATGAAGAACGCCAAATGGTCGGAGTCAAGTCATTTGAAATGCAAATCTCACTTAAGAGTGAATCTGAAAATTTAAGTCCATTTATTGATAAAGACAGAATTAGTTTAGTTACTACTGGTAATAGAGTTGGTGATTTTAATGGAAATGTAGATAAAGAATATTTCTTCAATGATTCTGATGTTGATTATGATCCTGCAGTAACTTCAAAGGAAGATTACAATCCAGCAAATTATATTACGAAATTAGTTTCTCTTGAAAATGAATGTACCTCAATTAAAGTTAATTTTGCAGCGTTTAATAACTCAGATACTGATATTGATTTATATGTTAAACTTCTCACAGGCGAAGAGAAAAATCCAGAAAAAATTGGATGGATTGAGGTTCCATACAGCGGGACACTAGTTAAAAATGAATTAACTTTTGCTGATTATGAGTATCAATATGATTTGCCATCTGGTTCATTTACTAAATATCAAATAAAGATCAGAATGAGATCTAGAAATCAAGCAATTGTACCAATTATTAAAGATCTGAGATGCATAGCACTGGCATGATTCCTGTAGAGGGTCACAAGAATTTAGCTCGTGACCCCAAAACAGGTGCAATTATTAATACCAATAAATCTGAGTTTGAAAAATACGTTGAGCAAAGACGTATTGAAACTGAACAAAGACAGAAAATTGAAACTACAGCAGAAGAATTAAAACAAGTCAAGGAAGAAATTTCTGAGATTAAAGATCTATTAGTTAAATTAACAAGTAGTATAAATACTTGATGATATAGGATATAACTAATGTTAGCTGCGGTAACCAATTTAGTCGTATATCAAGGAAGTGATTTTCAAAACACTTTTTTTGTTACCAATGATAATGGGTCTCCTTTTGATCTAACAGATTATACTGGAGAATCTTTAATTAAAAAACACTATGAAAGCAGCACATCTGTTTCTATGCAAGTTAACATCAATGCTCCAGAAAATGCAGGATCTGTTACTTTGACTTTAACTAATTCTGTTACTGCTTCAATGACTCCAGGTAAATATGTTTATGATGTTGTATTAACAAGTTCTTTTGGCATTAAATCTAGAGTATTAGAAGGAATATTAACAGTAGTAGAGGGAGTAACTATCTAATGGCAAGAATAAGATTTGGTGATCAAGTTTCTCCACAAGTGTCCAGAGTGGCTCTTGGTGGAGCAGCAACAATTCAAACTTTAGGAGATGTTGATACTGATACCAATGGTTTAGGTGATGGTTATCTATTGATTTATGATTTAGCAAGTAAGCGATTTCAAACAGGAAACGTATTAAACAACGTAACAGTTAACGGAGGATCATTCTGATGGCATCAACCATCCTTATTAAAAGAAGTACTGGCACTGCCGTACCTTCTTCTTTAGAATTTGGTGAACTTGCAGTAACAGTTGGTGCTGGTACACAGGTAAACCGTGGCGACCGAGTTTTTGTAGGAGACAATAATTCTGCCGTACAGATTATTGGTGGTAAATATTTCACCGATATGATGGATCATGTTCACGGAACATTGACTCCAGATTCTGGTGTTATTGTTGATGGAAATTCAAAGGTAGATCGATTTAGAGTAGATCACGTTAACATTGATGGTAACGTTGTTGAAACCGATAGTGTCGATACTGATCTCATCTTCAGAGCTAACGGTTTAGGTAAAGTAGTACTTGAAGATAGTCAAGAATTAGAGTTTGGTACTACTGGAGATATTGAATTTAGATTTGATGAGGTAGATAATGTTCTTAGATTAGATCGTGTTGGAGTAAACACGCCAGAATTTCGTCTTGATGATGATCTTAAACTGCAATTTGGATCTGATGGAGATGCTGGAATTAGATATGATGAAACAACTTTAGATACCGTTAGAGTTGACGGTGCAGATTGGACTTTTGACGATGGAGTTGCTATTCAATTTAATGATGTAACGGACGCAACTAACGCAACCACTGGTGCAGTGAAGATTGCAGGTGGTTTTAGTGTTGCCAAAACTGCATGGATTAAAGATCTTAATGTTGACGATGATGTAACTCTTGGTACAGAATCTGCAGATTCATTAACTGTAAATTCAA